AATCCTTAAAAGGAGACAGGGGGTATGTGGTGGTGCCCTGCCTCCATCTAAGAATTATATCATCGTTTAAACCAGGAAGGAAGACCTAAATGTGGACGCTTGTCGAACATATTATCTTTTGATCCTGGGGTTTTACGATTGTTATAATGCAGAAAAACTTGTACGCATTCTTTACCTTTGAATTTTTCTCGCCAATGTTCTAGCTCACAACCAGAATAGACTAGCATATCTCCTTGTTTTAAATCTATTTTAACACCTTTTTTACCAGTCTCTCCGGATGGCTCTAGATATATAGGCCAATCATCACCAGCAAGATTCATAGTAGTTGATATCTCACAACTAAATCTATCTTTGTGTCTTTTAAGTTCATCACCTTTTTTATATATTCTTGCATAAGTATAAGCAGGATATAATTTTAATCCTGTTGCTTTTTCCATAGCTGGTTGACATTTAAGTAATAAAGTTTCCATAGCCATATTTGCATATTGAGAATATGTATTTGGTATTTGTTCATTCTCACCTTCGTAGTAACCAATGATAGTTTCAAAAGGTGAAAAGTATCTTGCTTGTCTACAAGTATCATAAACTTGTTTTTGCATTAAAAAATAATTTGCAACAAATGCAGCTAAATCTTTTGATATTGCTTGACGAATAACTGTATACTTTTTCTTTTTAAACATCTTTCGCCATTTCTTTTGGCACTGCTTGTATGTTCCAATGTATAAATCTAAATGGTTCAATACCAAAGTCTACTGCATACTCGTGTTCCAAGTACCCTGGAAATATAATTAATGTTCCTGGTTTTGGTTTAAAATGAAATTGTTCGTGACCTGCCCATACACCTTTTAAGTCTGGTTTCATTTTTAATTTTGTACACCTTGCACCAGTTTTTGGTTCGTGAAATATAGGGTAAGAAGTTTTATCACTACACTTTAAAAAATAAAATCCTGATACATGTTGGTTCCAATGTATATGTGCTGAATGGTGGCCACCACCTTTTTTAGCAAACTCTTGTACCCACATCTCACTAAACATAGTTGTGTATTGAGACATGTCATAACCTTGGTGATCTAAATATTCCCAAGATTTTTGACCAATGTAATTTCTAAAATCTAAAAAATCATTGTCAGCTGTAAGCGGTGTTGAGTGATATGATCTACCAAAATCACCGTGTTCTTTTATAAATTTTTTTTCTCTTTTACGAGCATCACTAATATATTTATTACTTGCTTTGTTTAATGACTTAACAAATTCTGGTTTTTCCTCGCTCCATACTATAGTTGGAAAATAACTATTTATAAACATTATTTAAAAGGCCTCCCTAAATGCCATACCACAAGGCTATATCTTGTGCCTGATGTTACTGGTTTAACTCTATGCCACACAAAACTAGGAAATATAATAATAGATCCTTTTGGTAATATCTCTTTACATTGTATTCTGTGTTTTGATTCGTCTCGCATATGTGGATCATAGTTTCTAAAATCAAATTCTAGCTCACCACCTTTGTATTCTGAACCATCTGTTAATTGACAAGTCATAGATAATTTTCTAATTTTGCCGTGATCTGGTGTATTTGGTTTATCATAAGGTTTATCCCAACTATCACAATGCCAATCGTAGTATTGGTTTAATTTATATTTGGTAAATTGACAAGACTCACTTCTTTCCCAATCAAAATTCCAACCTGCATTTCTATTAGCCTCGTGTACATATGGATGTAATTCTTTATAGATCCAGGTATCATTTAACCAAACTAGATCAGAATTTCTTTTTCTTTTTAAATCTAATACTTCTTCTTTTTTTAATTTTCTATCACCATAACCACCAGTTCTAGCCATAACTTCTTTTTGTGATTTAGCATATTTTATAACATCATCACAAAATTTAGGTGTAAGTACACCACTAAAATACCAATAGTAATTAGATATATTCATAAGTTATTGTTTGTACAAAATTTAAACTATCCTTTTGATTATTAGTTAAGTAATACATATTAGTTGATGGAAACATAATAAACATATTATCTTTAAGCTCTATATCCCAACTTCTACCTTTACGTCTGTTATCTTCGTAATGTATTCGAACCATACAATTTTTAACTTTCACACCATATAACAAAGTATAATCTGGTGAATTTCGTAAATCTACTGGATCAATATTAAGTAATGGTATTGTGGTTTCTGCAGGTTTATAAATATTGCCCCATGTTTCTTTGTTAATTAAAATAAACCCATATTCTAAATTTATATG